AACAAAAAGGCCGCCTAATTTATAGGGCCTGGTTTGAAGAATCCGCCAAGGTTATCCCAGCCGTGGTTAAGGCTATTAACACAGTAGCCACAGACTTTAACATTAAAACACGATTAGGTAAGGCAGCATAGTGGCTAATTTAATTGTCAGCGCAGTCAGCACCTTTGATAATAAAGGACTTAAAAAAGGCCAAAAAGAAATTGGTGCCTTTGATAAACAAGTAAACAAATTAGGTAAAACATTTGCGGGAGTCTTTGGCGCTGCAGCAATACTCAACTACAGTAAAAAAGCCATTAATGCTTTTATGGCTGATGAGAAGGCTGCTAAATCTTTAGAATTACAGCTAAAAAATACTGGATATGCTTTTAGTTCACCAGCAGTCGAAGATTACATTGGGAAATTACAGAAGACTACAGGCGTGCTTGATGATGAATTACGCCCATCATTTCAAAGACTATTAACAGTTACCAAGTCTATTACTCAAAGCCAAGACGCTTTAGCACTGGCATTGGATTTGAGCGCAGCTGGCTATGGATCAGTTGAACAAATCAGCGCTAGTTTAGCCAAAGCGTATTCTGGTCAAACTACAGCATTAGGCAGACTAGGAACTGGATTAAGTAAGGCGACATTAGCAACTGGCAATATGGAAAAGATTATGGCCGAATTGCAACAGAAGTTTGCAGGCCAAGCAGCAGCTAGATTAACTACTTATGCTGGCAAAATGGATCTGCTAAAAGTAGCATCCGAAAATGTTAAAGAAGAAATAGGTAAAGGAATATTAGGCGCATTAGACGCACTGGGCAAAGACACCAGCATTGAAGACACTACAGCTAAGATGGAGAATTTTGGCAAAGCCACTGGCGATGCTATTACTGGTGTAGGAGTTTTAATTGCTGAGTTACAAAAAATACCTGGATCAAAGAGAGTAACCGATGTTTTATTTGGCACCAACATATTTGGTTTGTTAGGCAAACTGGCAGAAGAAGATGCAAAAAGCAAAGCAGGTACTAAACCAAATTTAGAAGCTAGATCATCTAGCCGTGTTTATGGACAGCAATTACGCTTAGAAAATAAAATTATTAAAGAAAGCAACAAGGCTAGAGCAGATGAGTTGGCAAAACTAAAGGCTAAATCAGAAGTGGATAAACTTAAAGATAAGTTTGATTTAGAGCGCATAGGATTAACCCTGGCACTTAACCAGGCAACTGATGAAGAGACTAAATTACGACTAAGAGCGCAACTGGCAATCCTAGATAATAACGAAGCGTTGGCTAAAAAGTATAATGCTGAGTTAAGCGCCACAGCCGCTGCAAACACTTTGGCTACTTCTGCTACCACGGCTGCAAACGCTTTGAATTTCTTTGCTAATGGTATGCCAGCGCTGTTTAACTCTTTAGGAGAATTGACTGGCCGAGGCCGTAATCAAATAGCACCAGATGAATTTTATAGATTGCCACAAGGTGTAACTAACATGGGCGCACAGACCGCTGCAACAGCCGCTGCTACTGCACAAACTACAGCTACATTAACACTTGATCCAAACGCTAGTAGTGATAAATTGGTATCTGCTATTGGCGAGTTAGTAAGAGTAAATCTTAAATATGGCAACAAGTTAGTACCAGCGGGAACTATCCAGTAATGGCCGTACCAACAATCAATGCGGTAATTAACTTTTCTACTGGGCCAAGTTTTGCTCAGGCCATGATCTTAGGTACTGGCATGCTAGACGTAAACATACTAGGAGATTCTGCAACCTTAATTGTAGACGTATCAGATCAAGTCAATTTAATACAAACTAGCCGTGGCCGTAATGCTTTAGCAGATCAATTTCAAACAGGGCAATTAACTTTACGCATAGTAGATCAAAACGGAGATTTTAACCCGACTAATCCATCAGGGCCATATTACGAATTGCTAACACCTATGAAGAAAGTGCAAATCTCTGCTACTTATGGTGCTACCACTTATAGCCTATTTTCAGGATTTATTACTTCATACGTTAATACTCAACCAAAGGATGCAACAGAAGTCGCCTACACTACAATCACAGCTGTTGATGCATTCCGTCTAGCTTCTAACGCACAAATATCTACAGTTACAGGTGCTAGTGCTGGCAATCTATCAGGCACAAGAATTAACCAAATATTAGATCAGATTGACTGGCCAGCAACCATGCGTGATGTTGATGCAGGTTTGACTACTATGCAGGCCGATCCTGGCACAGCACGTACTTCACTAGATGCGATGACTACTGTAGCGACATCCGAATATGGTGCGCTATATGTAAACACAGACGGAGAGTTTGTATTTCAAGATAGAGCAGTAACGGCAGGATCAATCGGTGGCACAGTAACTACCTTTAATGATGATGGCACAGGTATCGCATATGCCAACGCTATGTGGAAATTAGATGATGACTTGATCTTTAACTCTGCTCAAATTAGCCGTACAGGTGGATCACCACAGACAGCCATCAACCAAGCATCTATTGACAAATACTTTATTCACTCATATAACCTGCAAGACCTTTTAATGCAGACCGATGCTGTAGCCCTAGATTATGCAAGGGCCTACGTGGCTAGCCGTGCCGAAACCAGCGTGCGGTGCGATGGAATTGAGTTAGACCTTTACACCAACAATTACAACTCAGGCATAATTGCAGCTTTGGAGTTAGATTTTTTTGATCCAATTCGGGTGGTAACTACCCAACCAGGTGGATCTACCCTAGACAAAACATTACAAATCTTTGGCGTGGCTAACACAATCACACCTAACAGCTTTAGGGTCTTCTTTACGACCCTTGAACCAGTCATCGATGCACTGATTCTAAATAACAATATATACGGCACTTTAGACTATAATGTGCTTAGTTACTAAGGAGAATAATGGCTAAACAAACCTTTACCACTGGGCAGGTACTTACAGCTGCACAGATGACAAGTCTGCAACAGACTGCAATGGGTGGTGGCGCAGCTACGGCTAAGACCGCATCTTATGTATTAGTAGCTGAAGATGCAGGTACAACAGTAGCGATGAATGCGGCAGGTGCTACAACAATTACAGTAAACACAGGTTTGTTTGCAGCAGGTGATACAGTGTTTATACAAAACTTAGGCGCAGGTGCTTGCACAGTTACTGCGGGTACAGCAACAGTAGCAACCGCAGGCAGTTTAATATTGCCACAAAATGATGCAGGTATATTATATTTTACAGCTACAGGATCATCTATATTTTACGATTACATACAAGCTGGCGCAGTATCTCCATTAACTACTAAAGGCGATCTATACACATTTAGCACAAGCGATACACGCCTTCCTGTTGGCACAAATGGACAAGTGCTTACTGCCGATTCTGCCGAAGCAACAGGATTGAAATTTGCTACACCTTCTGCTGCTGCTTTTGTAGGTGCAAGGGCTGGGCGAGTAAATAATAACCAAACAATTTCTAATAACACTAATACAGTAGTCCTTTGGGATAGTGAAGCATTTCAGCCAAACTTTGACACAGATAGCATTCACTCAACAACCACTAATACAGGCAGATTTACCGTGCCAACTGGTAAGGGTGGATACTGGATGTGCATTGCAACAGTTCAATTTGAAAGCAATGGAACTGGTATTAGGGCTGGAGATTTTTTAATTGGTGGCGATATGCGCACAAAAGGCTTTAGGGCATTACCTAGCAGCGCAAGTGACACAGTTTATTCAGCATCAACAGTTTTAAAATTATCCGCAGCAGATTATGTTGAGTTTCAAGTTTATCAAAACTCAGGTGGCAATTTAGCCATTGTTGCAGATTCTTACAATAATCAATTCGCCTTCTCATACTTAGGAGCATAAATGGAACTTTGGGAAAAAATTATTCAGGCTTATCCAGAAATCAATCCAACCGATGATTTTAATCAATTAGGGATTGTTTTACAAGATGATTCAGATGGCGTTGGTGCTTATATTGCTAAGTGGGAATACAGCAAACCAATTCCTGAAGGGCTGACACTAGGTAAACCTGCAGCATAATGAATCCTAAATTATGTGCAGCTGGTGTGCAGTTAAGAGATCAAGTTGATACGTGGTTTCCAGATAGGCGTACTGCCAGTGATGGGTGGGTGGGCGATAGCCGTCATGCCTCCAGAAAATCAGATCATAATCCAGACCAGTTTGGATATGTACGAGCAATTGATATTGATTCTGGGCTGGAGCCATCCGATGGGATCGCACCTTATCTGGCTGACCAGATCAGAATCGCAGCCAAATCGGATCCACGCATATCATACGTCATCTTTAACAGGCGAATATGCTCGAAGATATTAAATTGGAAATGGCGTAATTACAAAGGCATTAACCCTCACACTAAACATATCCATATTAGCTTTACAACACTAGGCGATCTAAATGGCACAACGTTCGACATACCACTAATAGGGGGCAAAATATGAAAATAAGCAAAAAGCAAAAAGCAATACTAAAATCATACTTTAGAGGTGTGCTTGTATCGCTATTAACATTTTTAGCAAGTAACGAATTAGGTTTAGATCCTGCAGTGTCTGTAATTGTTGCAGCTCTCGCAGGTCCAGCAGCTAGGGCTCTAGATAAATCCGACAATGCTTATGGCATCGGTGCTAATGAAGCATGACACCTACAGAATGGGCTGGCTTTGGCGCTGGCGTTATGGCCGTGCTATCAGGCGGGCTAATCGG